TTATTTCACCTTCCTCATTTGTTCATGTAAATATTTTTCGTCTACTTCTACATATCTCTTATCGGTAAAATCTATAGAGGTATGACCTATCATATCGGTTATTGCTTTATCGTCCATTCCTGCCATTTTCATTTTACTAGCAGCGGTATGCCTAAAACTGTGAGGATTTAGATTAGATAATTTTAAATCTTCAACAAGTTGATTGTGATAATATCTCCTATAATAATCAGGAGTTACTTTTTCTCCATTTCTGCTAAATAAATATTCACTTTCTGGAAATTCATTAAAGAAGTATTCTACATATCTTTGAATATAAGGGTGTATTGCTATGGCTCTGTCCTTGCCTGCTTCTGTTTTATTTCCTCCGACTATGAGCATTCTTTTCAAGTCTACGTTCAAAAATTTTCTTAATTCTAGAAATTCACTAATTCTAAGACCTGTGTAAGCTAATATTAAAGAAGACTTAGCAATTCTATTTTTGTCATTTTTGAATAAAGTTTGAATATCTTTTTCAGGGAACGGTGGAACATCTCCTTCTTTTTTACCTCTAAGGCTAATAAATTGTGCATGATTGACTTGTGTTACTTGATGCATTATTAATATATTATACATTTTGTTAATTAACGATTTAATTTTATTTAGCTTGCTAAAAGAAGATTTTTGATTTGGGTCTTCTATAATACTGTCAATGATGAATTGAAAATCCATAGATGTAAGGTCAAAAAGTGGTTCACCTTTTAAAGTCTCTATTGCCTTGTAGGAAGCCTTTAATATGTCAAGTGATGATTTACTTAACCCTTCCTTCTCTGACTCCTTATAGAGCATATCATACAGTTCTTTGACTGTTGTCTTTTCATCTACTATAGTGACATAAGGTTTTTCTTTATAGGTGAGTAGTGCCAACATAGCTTCATCTTCTTTTTCAAAGTAGCCTATTATTTTTCTTTTTTGTACAGATGCATCTCCTTCATTCTCTCCTTCCATCCACCCTACAGTTTTAACCGCTACCCAAGGTTTTCGGCGATTTCCTGAAAGTCGATATACACTTCCGGAACCATTTTTTCTTTTATATTTCTTCTTTTTCTTACTCATATTATCTCCTTCCTCTTTAAGTTAATGTTAAGTTAAGAATAAGAGAGGTATTCTGCAGTTATACCTCTCTATAGTCTCTTATCCTCTTATGTTTAGTACTGCTACTAGTTTGCCTAGTATACTGATGTTCCCATTCGTGAATATCATAGGCTTGTAATTATCGTTTTCTGCTTGAAGAATTACAGTTCCATTATCCTTATAGAATTTTTTTAATGTTGCTTCATTTTCAATTAATATTGCCCCTATTTCTCCATTTTCAAGGCAATCTTGTTTTCTTATAAAGACTATATCATCTTGATAGATTCCTGCATCAATCATACTGTCTCCTTTAATTCTTAGTGCAAAATCTGCATGGATTCGACTATCTAAATTAAAATAGTCCTCGATATTTTCTTCTGCTAAAATTGGAAGACCTGCCGCAATGGTACCTATTAGGGGAATGAAGTTGGAATTTGTAATAGGTTTAATCGGGACTTTAATTCCCGTTAAATCTTCATTCATCAACTCTGATAAACTAACTCCAAAAACCCTAGCTATATCGGAGATAACCCCAACCTTAGGGGTGTAGTTCCCACTTTCCCATTCGCTTATAGAAGATGCACTTTTTCTTCCTAGGAGTTGAGCTAACTCTAGTTGCTCAATCCCTCTTTGGGTTCTTAAATATTTAAGGTTGCTGGAAAAGAAATTTTTGCCCACTTTTTTCACCGCCTTTCTATATACATTTTATCATAGTTTCGACTATAATGAAATAGACTTCTTTAAAATAATTTCAGAAAAAATGAAATAAAACACTTGACATCAGAAATACCGAAATGATATAATGAAATCAGAAGGGAGGAATGAGGTATGAAAAAGGGACAGTATTCCATAAAAGAACTTAGGGCAAGAAAGAATATATCGCAAGAAGAATTAGCAAGGCTCGTAAATTTAACTACTAGAACAATAGTAAGCTATGAAAATAACATTTCCGCCCTAAGAAACGCATCTTATAATAATATAGAGAAAATAGCCAAGAGCCTTGATGTAGAAATAAGTGAAATTTTTTTAGGATGAATTTCAGAAAAACCGAAACAAAGGAGGAAAGAGAATGTTAGCAAATGAACTAAAGTTAATCGAAGGCGGAAAAGAACAAAGAGATAAGTACATTGAAAGAATTGACATCTTAGAAAAAGTAAAAGAATTAAACACATTAGCAAATACAGAATTTATGACTACAAATCAAGTAGCAGAATTTTATGAAGTAAAAATTGGTGTGATTAGAAATGTTTATTCAAGGAATTTTGATGAATTTGAAGATGACGGGATTATTAGAAAATCGGGTGGAGAAATTTTTGAAGAGTTTGCCCGTCGCAACTTGAGACGAGCAACAAAAAAGAGAGGATACGTATTAATAGACAATGAGAAATTAGCCAATAGTCAAAACAATCTATTTTCCAAAAGAGCAGTATTAAGAATCGGAATGTTATTAAGAGACAGCGAAGTAGCAAAAGTAATAAGAACGTTACTACTAAATGTATATCATGATACAGAGCAAGGCAAAGAAAATGTAATAGAAAATATCAATAAAGAAATAAGTCTAGAACAACAGTTGATTATGGACAAGGCATCAGCAGAATATGAAGGAAACTGGAATGAAGTATCGGTTATAAATGCTAAACTATTTAACCTGAAAAATAAAAGAATAAAAGAGTTGGAAGTAGAAAACAAGAACTTAATAACTACAGCTACAACTATAAAGGACAGTAGACAAGTAATAAATGTATTAATTAGAAATATAGCAGTGAACAACTTTAACGGAAATTTTGGTGTTACTTGGTCAGAGTTTTACAAGAAGATTAATTACCAATTAGGAATAAACTTAAAAGCTAGGGAAGGTAAAAAGAGCCATTTAGATAAGGCGAATGAGAGCGAAATGCATAAAATTGAGAAGATTGCTAGGGCATGGGCAACTAAACTAGGGCTTGATTTAGAAAGTTTGCTGGAATTGAAATAAGGAGGAATGAAAATGTCAAAATTTATAGAAGTTCACGGGATAGACTATAGGGGGTGCAATTATGAAAATGACAGTAAGTGAAGCTGCCAAACTATTAGGAATCTCGCCAATGGGATTAAGAATAGCTTTAAGACAAGGAAGATTTAGTGAATTTGGAGAAGCTTGGAAGAATGAAGAAAAATGGACCTATTACATTAATAGAATCAGACTAGAAAAATATCTAAGTAAGGAGGCTTAATATGCATCCAGTCACACTCGGTCTAATAAAAAGTAGCTGGCTATGGCTACCACCATTATTATTTTTATACGTTATAACTTATTTATCAGAAAGGGGACAAGCTAAATGCAAGAAATCAAGTTGTTACAAATGCAATAGAAGATATTTAGGTTGTCGCGATAGGTGTAAGGCTTATAAAGATTATAGAGAAACTCTAAGCAAATGCAAAAGCACTAAAGACTATGACTATCTCGATTATCTAGACGGAACAATTTATAGAATGAACGGATATGTACACAGGAGGGGACAAATTTGAAAACTAAATCAATTAAAAAACTAATTAATGGTACAACCTTAAAAGAATTTATTATCAAGAGTATGTTTGCAGGAACTAAAACATTGATTTAGAACAAATAATGTTATTTATGTGTAATAAGAAAGGAGCAGTAAAATGAGTGATGTAAATGATATTTTTCAAGTAGATTACGAACCTAGACAAAAAGAATTGCATATCAATTTGCCTGAAGAACTATGGAATAAAATTGATAGCATAATCATAACAAGACATTTCAATGAATTGAAAAAAATAAGGATATTACACAGAGAAAGTGAGGTTAAACAAAATGACTAAAGCAATACTAGAGCTTGAAAAAGTACCTAAAAGTTGTCGTGGAAGCGGGTGCCCATTTTATAAAGTTTGCGATATTTGTGATATATTGTCAAGTCGAAATAAGCATATGCCTGTATTAGTTCCTTCCGAAGGCAAAAGAGATGATTGCCCTATAAGACCAATAAACGAAATAAAGAAAAGCATAATAAATGAGGTAAGTCAATTTTTACAAGACAATAATTTTGAAGAAGCAAGCAAAGCAATAGATGCTGAATATGAATTATAATTAGCTGACTGCTGAACATAACAAGTATTAGACGAAGGAGGAAATGAAATTGAGTAAAGTCTTAGAAATAACTAAGCTAGCAATGGAAATAAACGAATTAGGCAAACATCAAGTATTCGTAGACATCAGTCCTCATGTTAAGAGTATGTCTATTTCAATATACGAAGGCAAGTGGAAAAGAGGTAATAGTTCAGTTTTTTATGGGAGCTTCTATTATGATGAATCAGATAAAAGTGATTATTACTTCATCAAGAGAAAACTACTCGAAATAAAAGAAAAAGACCTATCAGGACGGCCATCCTTCAAGGTCACAGATAATCAACTTAATTATAGCACAAATACAAACAAAGTAAAGCAAGTTAGATTAATTAGCCAGGAAGATTATTCCGATTTATATGTATTTTTATCAAACATGACAAGAGCAATAGAAAATAATGATTTACATTTAGCCCTAAGTAAACTAGAAGAGTTAAAGAAATGGAAGAAAACCTTAAAGGGAAATATAGGTGAAGTATAGATGAAATTATTTGAAACTATCTATATGAAAATTATAGATACAGATAAAACTTATTATCTACTATATAAATCGTACGCAGATGATGATGATGGTCGAATTGATGTAGAAGAAATAGACGAGAAAAGATATCTAAAGGCTAAAGAAGCAGGATTAAAGATAGAGGAAAAAGAGTTTGGAAATGCTAGGTTTGGCATAAAGAGAAGGATTGAATACGGAGAATTTGAAGGTGTAAAAAGGGAGGAAATATAAATGATAAAAGATAGATTATTAAGCTTACCAAATGAGATATTTGAAAAGAAGTGCCACTTAATAGATAAACAACAAGAATTAGAGGATATAAAGATGGAACTTAAAATATGGGAAATGAAAGAAATGAATACTATCACAAATCTAATAGATGTAAAGGGGAAGCCTTATTATTCAAATGCAGAGAAAAGAGCGGTAGCACTACAAGATGCAAAGGATAAATCAGATTTTTATGATAGCAAATCAATAAAAGCAAAAATACTCGAAAAAGAAATATCGCTTATAAACATACACTTAGAGAAGCTATTCAATGAACAAGGAAACCTAAGAGCAATATGCAGATTAGAGGGTGGTCTAAATTAACGATTTAATCGAAAGACAAACGCAGATTGAGGATTTCTTATATGAAAAATATGGTGCAAGACCAACTAGAAATACAGTTGTCGGAGATAGATATGGACTAGTAGATGAATGGCACAAGAATAATGAAAAGATTAGAGAAATGCAAGAAAGGGAGTTGAATAATTATGAATATATATGAAAAGCTAATGAACATTCAAGTAGATTTAAAAGCACCTAAAAATCAATTTAATAGTTTTGGTAAATACAATTATAGAAGTTGCGAGGACATATTGGAAGGATTAAAACCTTTACTAAACAAACATAAAGCTACTCTAACGATAGATGATGAGATAGTGCAAATAGGCGATAGATATTATGTTAGGGCTACCGCAAGATTACACGATACTGGTGATGGTCCTGTTATAACAACAACTGCTTATGCAAGAGAAGATGAAACAAAAAAAAGAATGGACTTAGCACAAGTAACTGGAAGCACATCTTCATACGCACGTAAATACGCTTTAAATGGATTATTTGCAATAGATGATACTAAGGATAGTGACAGCACTAATACGCATGGTAAAGAGGATAAGGGACAATCTACAAAAGAACAATCCAAAAGCCAACAAAATAGAAAGTCGACTACAAATTCAAATACCAAATTTAGTACTCTAAAATGCATTGACTGTGATGAAGATATAACTCAAGCGGTTAAGACATTTTCAGAGAAAAAATTCGGAAGAGCTTTATGTATGAATTGTCAGAAGAAAGAGAAGTAAAGGGAGAGCAATCTCCCTCGGAGGTGAACGGATGTATACGAAAATAGATGCTTTAATGTGGAGTGATTGCAAATATAGGGAATTGACCGATGATGGAAAATTATTATTTGTCTATGTATTGACTTGTAACCACAGAAATATGTTAGGGATATATCATCTACCAATTCCATATGGTGCATATGATTTGAATTGGGATAATAAACGGTTTAGTAAAGGGTTAGAGGAACTGTTGCAAAAGGGTTTAATAAACTATAACTCTAACACCAATATTATTTTAATTCCCAACTTTTTAAAGTACAATCCACTTGAAAATCAAAATCAAGTTAAAGGTGCAATAAAAGCTATAAGTTCAATACCTACAATTGGCTTAAATACTGAATTATTAACTACTTTGAAAGCCTTTGATAAACCCTTTGTTGAACCCTTAATTAAACTGTTAGAGGAACGGTTAGGTAAACAAGAAAAAGAAGAAGAAGAAGAAGAAGAAGAAAAAGAAGAAGAAACAATAGAAGAAGAAGTAGAAGAAATTAAAAAAACCACTCCTAAAAAAATAAAATTTGGTGAATTTAAAAAAGTATCTCTATTAGAAATAGAATATCAAAAATTAATAGACAAATTAGGACAAGTATTAACTGATGATTTAATAGTTAGATTAGACAATTATAAGGCAAGCACAGGTAAAAATTATAAATCGGATTATGCGACTATTCTTAATTGGAGTAGAAAAGAACCTATAAATAATAATTCACCCAAAAAGTCAAGTAATCCATTTCTTGAAATGATGCAAGATGAATTAGATAAGAACGGAGGATATTAATTTGAATAAATTTGAAACTATAGGAATTATGGCAATCTTAAAAGAAGCCTATCCAATGTACTACAGAGATAAAACAAAAGAAGAATTAAATGTATCGGTATCACTTTGGGCTGAAATGTTTGCTGATGATGATATTAATCTTGTAAAAGCTGCGGTCAAGTCCTATATAGCAAATGATACAAAAGGTTATCCGCCAGTAATAGGACAGATTAAAAATTCACTATATAAGTTATCAGAGCCTGAACAAATGAGTGAGGTTGAAGCTTGGGGATTGGTGAGTAAAGCAGTAAGAAATGCTTACTATAATTCAGTCGATGAATTCAATAAATTACCACCAATAATACAAAAAACAATAGGAAGTGCAGATAGGCTAAGAGAATGGTCACAACTGGATATACAAACAGTTCAATCTGTAGTATCAAGTAATTTTATGAGAAGTTACAAGGCTAAATCGCAAACCGAACAAGAGTATAAAAAGTTACCAAGTGACATCAAACAACTACTAAATAATACAACTCTACAAATAGAAGGTGACTAGGTGAAATTTGAAATATATGGGCTATCAAAAGAAACTATAGACCAAGATAAATGGGGCGAAAAACAAGGAATATTTTTAGGCACTTATGACGGAGTACAATTTTCATCTAATGAATATGAACTAGAACAACTAGAAGAATTTGATTATATCCATATATTCATCAACGGACAGTTAAAATCGCATTACCCTAAAAGGTTTAATCAAAATATCAGAGAAAAGTTAAAAAGAGATTTTACAAGAGAATTCGGGGAGAACATTCAAATAAGTTTACTGTAAGGAGGTTAGGAATGGAAGCTAAAAAATGTAAAATATGTGGAGAAAAATATCCTGAAACATCAGAATACTTCTATAAAAGACGTGATTATAAAAATGGGTTAGATACTACTTGTAAATTTTGTAGAAGAAAAGAAGATGCAGAAAGAAGAGAAAGACTAAAAGCAAATACAAAGAAATGTAGTCAATGCGGTAAAGATAAGCCTTTAAACGAAGATAACTTTGACAAGCTAAAAGTAGTATATAGAAGTGTATGTAAGAGTTGTAGAGATAAAAATAAAAAGAAACATTTAGAAACTAAGCAGAGAAAGAAAAAAGAAATAGAACAATTTAAAAAAGAAAAACGAGAAAGAGACATACAAGATGAAAAAGCATTTAGAAAAATGATAAGTCAACCTCGCACAAAAGGATTAGCGGATAAGGAGTTTGATTATCCACTTACGATAGGCAAGAAATATAAAGTTATAAAACTAGCTTTACGAGAAGGACAAACTAGAACAAATGAAACTTTTCAAGGAGAACTTACACAAATAACAGATAATTTCTTTGTATTAAAAAATAAAGTAGGATTTTGTGAATGTTTCCTAAAAAATGATTACAAGCTAGGCGAAATAAAGATTTTGGAGGTGTAGGTGTGGATATAGAGAAAAACAAAGTCAACGAAACAATCATAGAAGCAGTAAGGATATTTAGAGATTATCCATCAATGACAATCTGGGATGCGATAGAGAAGGCTAAGGAAGTGATTAAGAATGTCTAAAGTATTAAAGAAAACTTCACTAAACAATATTAGGTTTAAAATAATAGAGTTTTTAGATAGAAAAAGGTTACTTGGAGTTCATAGAAAATGTTGGGCGAATTTAGTTGTATGGAGTATAGGAGCGACAACGTGGGGAGAGATACCAGATGCTATTTGTAGTAGTTGTCATTATTGCCACCCGGCAGGATATGAGAGGGACAGGTGATGAAATGAAAATAGTAATACCGGGTGAATTACCTGATCTAAATACAATAATAGCAGAATCTAAAAAAGGTAGAGGAAGGTATCAACCTTACAACGACATAAAAAGAGAAAATACTGAGAAGGTAGCTTGGATAGCAAAGTCTAAGATAAAGAAGAAGTTAAGCAAAATAGACCTTGAAGTTAATTGGATATGTAAAGACAAACGGAAAGATAAAGATAATATTCAAGCAGGAACTAAATTTATTTTAGATGGACTAGTAGAAGCAGGAATAATCGAAAATGACGGATGGAAGCAGATAGGAGACATTACTCATAAGTTTAAGGTAGACAAGCATAATCCGAGGATAGAGGTAATTATTAAGGAGGTATAAAAATGTATGCAATTTTAACATATAGCACAGACCAAACAAGACCAAATTATCAAATAGAATTTACAACATCAAAGAAAAAGGTAAGAGAAGCTTTAAATTGTGAGATGAAACCAACTTATGGAAACCCTGAACTTGCAAAGAATTGGCATAATGACATTAAGTCAGTTTATGAGATGCCACCAAGTTGGAGAAAACCGACTAAAAGCTTTATAAATAAGGAAGTAGAGCGGCAAAAAGGAAGTATATATAGTCCGAATGCTAACGGTGTAATGGCTAGTTGTATCCGCAGAGATGGGGTTGAAGTTAAAGAAATCTAAGGAGGTATAAAAGTGAATTGCTATAGAACTAATTGCAAAGAAAAATGTAACGATATAAAGAAAATGTATTGCTTATATAAATTAAATAAAGAACAGCAAAAGGTTATAGCAAGAATAAGAAAAAATAATAAGAATTACTGTAGGCATTGTGGAGGAAAGCTTATACAAAGTAAATATATGGGACAAGTTACAAGGCTATGTACAGGGTGCGGGCTGGTAACCAAAGGAGATAAAATAATAAGGAAATGTCTAATAAATAGCAGGAAGGTGAGTTAGATGAAATTTGCAAGTGGATTACTTATAGGATTTGGTCTTAGTTGGATTTCTATGTATTTAGCAATAGAACAATATATCTATAAAAACGAAGAAGATAAGAAACTAATAGATGAACTTGTAACAGAAAATAACGGATATAAAAAGGTAATACAAAAATGGAGAGATGAAGCAGATAAAACTTATTGGGGGTAGGGGAAATGATTAACAGTAAAGAAGCTTGGAAATGTGCATTAGATATCGAAGGGGAGGATAAAGGAATGAATTTAAAAAAGTTATATAAAATGCAAGATGAACTAGATAAATACATTATTAAAATTAGAAATATAGCAATGAGTGATGAAGAACTACTAGATAAGACAATATTAGCTTTATTGGTAGAAGTTGGGGAACTTGCAAATGCGACACGTTGCTTTAAGCATTGGAGTACAAAAGGACCTGAAAGCAAGGAAAGACTTCTTGATGAATTAGCAGATGTACTCCATTTTTACCTAAGTATAGGCAATCAATTAGATATTTATTATATAAATGATGAAATAAGGGAATACGAAAAAATAAGGGACATGACAAACACATTTAAATCACTTTATTATTGGATATCCAAACTAAACAATACAGATATAAAAAATGTAAATAGTCATGCTTATTACAATATAGGGATAGGCATTAAGATACTAACACACTTACTAGGCTTTACAGATGAAGAAGTAGAACAAGCATATCTAAAGAAACACGAAGAAAATTATCGTAGACAAAGAGATGGATATTAATATGTGTGATTGCATAAAACAAACGGAAGAAAAATTCAAACAGCACCTAATGTTTTTTATGTGCAATGGAAAGGGAGGATTAAGAAATGATTACATGGCTAAATACACCATTTGAAGATGTAATACAAGCAACTAGAAATTTATATGGGGACTTTGATTGTGAAATAGAGTGGGATAACAAGTTAAAAGAAAAAGAAGGAGTATATGGGCTAACGACTTTCTTGCCTGATGAAAAAGTAATTATAACTCTAGATGCAAAAACAGAAGTAGAAACACAAGTAGAAACACTGGGACATGAATTAGCACATGTTATAGTGGGCCATGAAGTAGAGCATGGGGCAGAGTGGGAAGAAGTTTTTGATAATATATTTAAAGAATACAACAGATATTGCGAAAGAAAGTATTCAGATAAAAACCAAAAGAAAGTGACTTATAAAGGTTGTAGAGGGGCTTTAGAATTTATTGCTGATATAGCTTATGGCTATGATAATTCTAAAAGTGTAAAAGCATTGGAAAAATTGATAGATGAAATAAGGATAGAGGCATTAAGAGCATTAGAATCAGGTGAAGGATATAGGATTTAATGGAAATTAGAAAGGAGTTCTGAAAATGGATAAGGAAACTTTTTTAAAAATAGAATATGAGACAGAGGCTAAATATGGTTTTGGATGTGGATATTGGAGAGTTTGTGATGACCATGCCTGTGCTTGTGCATTATCTAGTAAGGTATTTGATGCAGAAATATATGAAAAAATGAGAAAAGCAAACTTTAAAGGTTAACTGAACATAACAAGAATTAAACGTCGGAAAAACGTCGGGAAGGGGAATAAAAGTTGGATAGATATGAAAATTTAGCAAATGCAATAATAGTACAAGCCTGTAAGGATTATCAAGAGCCAAGATATAGAAAAGAAGTAGAGAACTTTTTAAAAAGTGACTGGTTTAAGGCACTTACAGATATGGATGGAGATAGATTATTAAAAGAATTAAAGAAAAAGGTTGAAGAAAAAAAGCAATCCAAGGGGGTATGACTTATAAATCAATATAGTAAAGTAGAAGGAATGTTATATGGACACTATAAGCGTAAGAAACGCTTGGACAGGCTTAGAAGCAGGGAAATAAGAGTACAAAATAGAATAGATAGACTAAGAAAAGACATCAAGGAATGCAATGTAGACCTTGAAGATACTATTAAAGCGATAGATTACTCCAAGGATGCGATACAAAATAATTTAGTTACATCAAACATAGAGGCAGAACTTGAAAGAGCGGTAGATAGAATATTTAAGGAAATAGAGATAAACATAAGAGAAAAGTATAAAACTAAAGCTAAAATAAATAATTTAGAAAAGCAAATTGAGGATGTAGAGTTATTGCTTGAAGATCTACTAGAAGAAGAAAAACAAATTATAGAATTAAGATATGCAGAAAAACTAAGTGATAAAGCAATAGGAACTATGTTAAATATGAGCAGAACTACTGCACAAAGAAGAAGAACAGAGATAATATATGAGTTGATGAATAAGGTGAGGGACTAATGCAGTCCCTTTTTATTTGTCGAAACTTTGTCGAAATAAACTTTAAAAATAATTAAACTATTTATAAAAAAATACTTGCAAAGTCAGTACGACTATGATATTATATAATCACAGATAGAGATAAACGGTAAATAGAAAAATAAAAATAGGAGGAATAAAGATGGCTTGGTATTATGGAACATTTAGTTGTGGACACGAAGGAAGAGTAAATATAATTGGACCTACTAAGGATAGAGAATGGAAAAAAGAAAGAGCGTTTAACAAAATGTGTCCTGAATGTTGGGAGAAACATCTAGATGAAGAAAGAGAAAAAGCTAACAAAGAAGCGGCTGAAAAAGCTAAAGAAATGGAACTACCTCAATTAACAGGTTCGGAAAAGCAAGTAGCTTGGGCAATTACGTTAAGACAAAACTTAATAAATTATTTTAACGAGTCGGTTGATGATAAGATGGTAATGAAAGGACTATCTGAATATTATGGATTTATAGACATCACAAAGGAAGACATACTGACTATAAGAGATTATATAATTGAAAATAAAACAGATGCAAAATATTATATAGATAACAGATCTGATAGACTTTGGGATTATATTGAAAGAGAAATTAAGAATGCAATAAAATCAGAAAAAGAATTAATAGAAGAAAAAGCTATAGTGGACATTAAATTAGAATCGACTGTTTATCCAGACAATAAAATTACAAATGTGGTAGCAGAAATAACAGTTAAAGATGATAAAGTTACTGTAATGTTTGAAAAAAACGAAGATTTTAGACAATTAGTTAAAAGTCTAGGTTACAAGTGGGAAGGCACTTGGGAAAGAAAAATTACTGAATACACTGGTAAAGCAGAAGATAGAGCAGCAGAGCTTGGGAACAAATTGCTTAATGCAGGATTCCCAATAATGATACTAGATGAACAAACAAGAAATAATGCTGTAAACGGATTATATGAGCAAGAATGTAAGAGATGGATAAAGTTCAGGGAAAAAGAAAAAGTATTAGCGATCAGTTGGCAGGGTAGAGATGACAAATTATATAAGACAGCTAGAAAATTACCAGGTAGCAAATGGAGTAGTCCCTCTGTAGTAGTTAAGATAGAAAGATATAAAGAAGTTGAAGAATTTGCTCAATTATTCGATTTTGAATTTTCTAAGGCTGCATTAAAGGCTATAGAAGAATATAAGGAAGCTTTAAAGAATGTAGAAGTAGTTGCCCCAGTTAAAGTAGAAGAAAATACTCCTAAAGATGGTCTAAAAGAAATACTAAACAGCAGTATGAAAGTATTAGAAGATTTAAAGGATGATTAATATGAAACTTCTAACAGAGTTACAATCTCACCAGGTTGCAGCTGTAGAAAAACTAAGTAAAATTAAAGTAGGAGCTCTATATATGGAAATGGGTACAGGGAAAACAAGGACAGCTATAGAACTAGCATATAAAAGGTTTATAAAAAACAAAATTGATATAGTTTTATGGCTGTGTCCTTGCTCTGTCAAAGAGACAATTAAAAGAGAGCTAGGGAAACATATAGAAGGGTTTGAAGAGAAATTTATAATTGAAGGTATTGAAAGCTTATCGAGTAGTATAAGACTTAATACAGAGCTATTAAAGCTAGTACAAAGAGAAAGAGTAATGCTAATAGTAGACGAAAGCAATCTAGTCAAGAATCACAGAGCAAATAGGACAGTTAATATAATTAGACTTTCTAAGTATTGCCCTTATAGGCTAATTTTAAATGGAACGCCGATAAGTAGGAATGAGAAGGATTTATACTCTCAATGGTATATTTTAGATTACAGAATATTAGGTTATAGGTCTTTTTGGTCCTTCGCTGCTAATCATTTAGAATACGACCAAAGAATAAAAGGAAGGATTAAAACGGTATTGAATTTAGATTATTTAGTAGGAAAGATAGCACCATATACCTATCAGATTAGAAAAGATGAATGTTTAGATTTACCTTCAAAAACTTATGAAACTGCTTATTATCACCTTACACATGAACAATATGAGCATTATTCTCAAGTTGCAGATGATTTATTGTTTGAATTAGACGAATTAGAACCTTATACTATATATCGACTATTCGCAGGGTTGCAAAGTGTTATAAGTGGCTTGAAGGTAAAGGTAGGGGAACATTTAGAAACTGAAACTTTTTTTAAAAATCCAGAAAATAACCCCAGGATACAGAAGCTTATGGATATCGTAAACTTAGATGAAAAAACAATTATATTTTGCAAATATACTCACGAAATACAAACTATAGTAAAATTGCTTAATGAAGAATATGAAGAAGGAATTGCAGTAGAATTTTATGGAGAATTAAATCAGAAGAAAAGGCAAGAAAACTTGAAGAAATTTCAAGGCGACTCTCAGTTCTTAGTTGCAAATAAAACATGCGCAGGGTATGGGTTAAATCTTCAATTTTGCAGCTATGTAGTTTATTATAGCAACGATTGGGACTATGCTACTAGGGGACAAAGTGAGGATAGAGTTCACAGAATGGGACAAAAGAACAATGTTCATTATGTAGATATATGTGCTGCTAATACGTTAGATGAAAGAATATTAAGATGCTTGCAAAGAAAAGAAAACTTGATTGAAAGTTTTAAAGCAGAGCTAGAAGAGCAAAAGGATATAAGTGTAGTAGAAAAATATATCTACTATAAAGATTATAAAGGTAGGACTAAACTTGGAAAGATTGAAAAGGAAGAAATAAAAACTATAGAAGAATTACAGGAGGTGAAATAGTTGGCTAAGATATATAATGATAAAAATGTATTGGATGCAGCAATAGAAAGATATGAAATAGTTTTTAACGCATTTGATAATATTTATTTTAGTGTTAGTGGTGGAAAAGACAGTAGTGTTATGCTTCAATTAGCAGCTATGGTTGCAAGAAAAATGAATAAGAAATTTGATGTACTCTACATAGACTTAGAAGCTCAGTACAAAGCAACAATTGAACACGTAGAGGAGTTGATTGTAGAAACAAAAGATGTTGTAGGAAGATTTTATTGGTGCGCCTTGCCATTGAGTTTAAGAAATGCGGTGTCGGTAATTCAGCCTAAGTGGATATGCTGGGACAAAAATGATAAGCACAAATGGGTAAGAGAAATGCCTAAAAACAAACATGTAATAAATGAAGATAATTGTCCTTGGAACTGGTTTAGGCGGGGAATGGAATTTGAAGAATTCATAGTTGATTTTGCAGTATGGTACCAAGAACAACATAATTCTATAGTAGGAGCAGGAATAGGAATTAGGTCAGATGAAAGTCTTAATAGATTTAGAACTATAATATCAGATAAAAAAGTTAGATATAAGAATTATGGGTGGACCACACAGTTAAAAATTAGCCAAGATAAATGGGTAGATGTATATAATTTTTTCCCTATTTATGACTGGAGAGTAGAGGATATTTGGGGATCAGTATCGAAATTAGACTTAAAGTTTAACGAAATATATGAGTTAATGTATAAAAATGGACTATCAATTTACGAACAAAGGCTATGTCAACCTTACGGGGATGACCAAAGGAATGGTCTAGATCAATTTAAAGCCCTAGAATATGAAACATGGGAAAAGGTATTAAATAGAGTGCATGGAGTTAATTTTGGGAACATCTATGCAAGAACAAGTTTACTTGGCAATATTAAATCTGAAAAACCTGATGGTATGACATGGGAACAATACACAGTTTGGTTATTAGAAAGTCTTAGATTATATGCTCCTGAGTTAGAAGATCATTATTACAGAAAAATTAAAACATTTATGTCCTGGTGGGAAAAAGAAGCTGATATTACACCTAAAAATATGCCTGATGATAAATGGGAGATTGAAGGATATAGACAGTCTCCATATTGGAAAAGAATAGCTAGAGCTATAGAAAAAAACGACTTCTGGATGTCAAGGTTATCATTCGGGCAAACGAAATCAGATGTAGAAAGGCTGTTTGAACTCAAAAAGAAATATAAAAACTTAATATACGGAGCCGATACAGACAGTACACCATTAAAAAGAATAGCTGCTCAACTTAATAAGGAGGATGAGGATGTGTTAAAGGTCAAGGTCTATAAAGGAAGTTACGACAAGAGTGAATTTTACTCAATAATGGGAAGGTATTTTGCTGAAAGAGAGTTTCGTAAGGAGCTACAATATATAATAAATGACGAAAGCATGGAGTGGTATCTTTTCTATGAGGGTGATGAATTAGCAGGTTTTTCATCTGTATCAATAGAAAAAAACAAAGTAATGTTTGGCAATATGTATGTTTTAGAAAGTTTTAGAAACAAAGGGGTATGGTCATTTATAGCCGATTATCTTGTTAAAGAATATAAATCCTCTACAATACAAGTGTTAACCAACATAGATAAATTGATTTCTGCTTGGGGGGAAAGAGGATTTGAAGTAACAGGAAATAGAGGTAGTTATAGTGTTATGAGGAGGAAAAATAAATGAAAAAAATTGAATTCCCAGTACTGAATGTTAAAATGATACCAATTGAAAAAGTTGTTGCTAATGATTACAACCCAAACAAAGTAGCAGGTCCTGAAATGAAATTATTAAAGAAATCTATAGAGGAAGATGGATATACTCAGCCAATAGTTGTGATTTATGACGAAGAACAAGATTTATATACAGTTGTAGACGGCTTTCATAGATATAGATGTGCTAAAGAATATTGGGATTTAAAAGAGATACCTTGTACAGTTATAGAAAAAGATATTAAAAATAGAATGGCATCTACAATAAGACATAATAGGGCAAGGGGAACACATCAAATTAAAGATATGAGCGTTATTGTAGCTGATTTGTACAAAATGGGATGGGATGATGCTGAGATATGTAAACAGTTAGGAATGGATCTAGACGAAGTTATAAGACTTAAACAGATTACAGGATTAAAAGAAGCATTTGCGAATCACGAGTTTAGTAAAAGCTGGGAAGAATATGAAAGCAAATACGCAGAAAAACACTGTATATAAAACAAGTCATTGTCTATTAATGATACTTAAAATAGAGGAAGAAATAGAAACATCACGAATCCTTAATTATTATAAAGAACTTGTTAAACTAGGATATGTTGAAATAAATGGCACTAAATTAAAATTAACAGAAAAGGGAAAATCTAAATTTAAGGGGGAAGAATAATGTACAAATATGAAGTAGGTCAAATAGTAAAAGGATTACAAAGTAATCAAGAAGGTGTAAGATTTGACATGACTGATATCGGATCAACAATGACTATTTTGTTTAATAAGCCAACACGAAATGAAATTGAATATGTTAAGGCTGGTAAATTACAATTTGGAATGTTTGTCAAAAATGACATTATATTTATACTTAGTAAGTTTGGTAGTCTACAGTGGATGGATGCTCCGTATCATGTAGCTTTATCGAAAAACCTGACTAAATTAAATGACATAGAAGATGGACAAGGGTATAATTGTCATATTATTTTAGCTGACAGCTCCACCGGTGAGATAAAGGCTATGAGGTTGATTGGTTTTAGCACTCAATATTCAATCAAATTAAAGGAAAACATTGAAGCACAACAGAAAACTGAATTTAACAAGGTTCAGTATGATGTAGATTTAGCTAGTACAATGATGAATTATTCTACAAAAGAAATGGTAAGATTCTCAGAAATAAATTGTAGGATAAGGTGATAAGTATGGAAACTAGGAAAGCTAAATTATTAGCTGCAATTAGAAAATCTGGAACTGGTGGCACTACCTTTAGAGCTACCCTTCCTTCTAAATGGGTACGTACTATGGGGCTTAGTGAAGAAGTAAGGAATTTAAAATTAACATTTGATGAAATTGGAAAAAAAATTATTGTAGAAAAAGATTAGTTGGGCAAAAAACGGGCAAAAAACGGGCAACACCTACTAAGAGACTTATGGTATAATGATATTGAGGTAAAGTGTATAATATAATTAAATAACTAAATTGAGACCAGATTCCTTGCGAGGACTGGTCTATTTTATTTGGAGTGATTAAATGGGATAGAACGTCACCACATAATATATCGTTCGCAAGGGGGACTTGACTTCGAACTTAATTATAAATATTTGACATCAACTGAACACAGAGGAAACAACGGTCCCCATAAATGCAAAGAAACAGATTTAAAGTATAAATTAGAACTACAAGAGAAACTAGAGCAACTACTTACTAAGGATTATTACAACATAAAAGAATTAATAGATTTACTAGGGTTAAAAGAGGTACAAGCTAATAGAGCATTTAGGAAGTTGTTGAAGGTAAATGGAATAGAACGTGAAAAAGTACTGAGAAGGCTAATGGGAGGTCGGTTATATTGACCATAGGCGAATACATAAAACTAACTGATATAAATACATACTATAAGTTATTAAAGATGTGTAGCAAGGCGATAGACAAGCCTAAAATAGAGTTGGGTTGTAGTGTAGAAGAACTAATGAGGGCAGATAGCTACACTAGACAGGGTAGAAGGATTAAACAAAGGAGATGGGGATAGATGGATGAAGAAAAGATAGGTAAATTAATAAGCGAATTAGATACTGCAGTAGGAATGTTAATAGTAGCATCAATGACAGATAATACAGTCAAAGAAGCTATGAGAAAAGTATCGGAAGTATCATTTGAATTAGGAATGATGTGTGATGGGAATTAGTTTTATCCCAACGGTGAAGGAAGTTAATCGGATGGCTTGAAATAGCGAAAGTAAAATTTGAGGGATGATAGCGTGGCAAGAGACTTTGCAATTAAATTTTACAACAGTAAACAATGGAAGAAGTGCAGAGAAACATATAAACAATCAGTAAACGGATTATGTGAGAGATGTTTGAAAGATGGTAAGTATGTACCAGGGGATGAAGTACATCATAAGGTATGGCTTACTCACGATAACATAAACAATCCAGATATAACTTTATCGTTTAAAAACTTAGAATTACTATGTGCGACTTGTCACTCGATAGAACACAATAGGATAGAAAAGGAAGTAGTACGAGAAGGATTAATGTTTAACAGTAATGGGGAGTTAGTGGAGAGCAATCCCTAAATAATATCATAATATAAGGCGAAGTGGTAGAGGAAGTGCTATCCCCCCTATAAAATAAGGTCAAAGTGGGGCTATGAATACCGTGTGTCAACCTTTCTACAATGCGTAAGCTCACACGTGACCCCCCTACCCAAAAAGAAAAGAGGTGATATATGTGGCAAAGAAGAGGGAATTGACAAAAGATGAAAGAATATTAAAAGAGGACAAGAGACTAAGAAAGATTTACAAAGATATAGACAAAGATAAACAAGCATTAATAGATGGCCTTATCAGTAGAGCCGCATATATGCGGATAACTCTTGAAGATTATGAAAATGATATAATGCAAAATGGATACTTTGAAATGTTCACTCAATCAGAGAAAACCGACCCATATGAAAGAGAGAGACCTGTTGCAAGGCTTTACAATACAATGAATAAGAATTACCAAAGTATAATAAAACAATTAAGTGACCTACTACCAAAGGATACAGAGGTGGTGGAAGACGATGGCTTTGACAAGTTCCTTGCAGCAAGATAATTATATATTAGAATACTGGAATGATATACAAACTGATAAAGTAGCAGTAAGCAAAAAGATATATAAAACTTATAAAAAAGTAGTACAAGATATAGAAAATCCAGGTAGATGGCATTATGATGATTTGAGAGCAAAACACGCAGTTTATTTCATAGAAGAATACTGTAGACATTCCCAAGGAGAAATGGGAGGACAAAAGATAATTCTTGAAACTTGGGAAAGAGCAATGATAAGTACAATATTCGGCTTTGTAGACAACGATGGATACAGAAAGTATCGTAGAGCAGTATGGATAGTAGGTAAAAAGAACGGTAAATCATTAGTAGCAAGTGCAGTAGGATTATATATGCAAATAGCAGATGGAGAAATGGGACCTGAGGTAGTAAGTGCTGCAACAACAAGGGACCAAGCTAAAAAGATTTGGGAAGCAGCTAAGGCCATGGTAATGATGAGCCCAGTCCTAAAAAAGAGAATTAAACCTCTAACTGGCGAATTATCCAGTAAGGCTTTTAACTTTGGAACATTTAAACCCTTATCAAGTGATTATAATACACTAGATGGATTAAACCTTCATTGTGTACTGCTAGACGAATTACAACAATGGAAAAATGGTTTAGCTTTATATGATATATTGGCAAGGGGTATTTCAGCAAGGAAACAACCTTTAATCTTTATTACTACAACAGCAGGAACGATAAGAGAGGATATATACGATGTAATTTATGATGAGTGTGAATTAATTATAAATGGGTACGAAGATCCAAACGGATATAAAGATGAAAGAACAATCGCATTTATATATGAATTAGACGAGAGAAAAGAGTGGACTGATGAAAAGTGTTGGGTAAAAGCTAACCCAGGACTAGGGACAATTAAAAACTATGATATATTAAAAAATGAAGTAGAAAAAGCAAAGGAAAATCCTTTATTAGTTAAAAACCTATTATGTAAGGATTTTAATATAAGAGAAACATCAACTGAAACTTGGCTTTCATTTGAAGATTTAAACAATACAGCTACATTTGATTTGAGAGAATTAAAACCGAGGTATGGAATAGGTGGAGTTGACTTATCAAGCACAACTGACCTAACCAATGCAACGGTTATTTTTATGTGTAGAGATAATCCGACAATATATGTATTACAAATGTACTGGTTGCCCGAGGACCTATTAGAGCAAAGAGCAAAGGAAGATAAAATCCCTTATAATATTTGGCGAGATATGGGACTATTGCAAACTACACCAGGTAACAAAGTTCATTATAAATTTGTGACGGATTGGTTTTTAAAAGTGCAAAACGAACTAGATATATATATCCCTTGGATAGGATATGACAGTTGGTCCGCAACTTATTTTGTAGAGGAAATGAAGTCTTATTTTGGTAAAGATAGTATGGAGCCAGTAATACAAGGTAAAAAGACTTTATCAGGTCCTATGAAATCATTAGGGGCAGATTTGGCAGCTAAAAAGATTAATTATAATAATTCGCCAATACTTAAATGGAACTTGTCAAACGTAGCAGTTGATATAGATAAAAATGACAATATACAACCTACAAAGGGGAGTAATCAAAGAAAAAGAATAGATGGATTTGCAGGCCTATTAAATGCTTATGTAGTTTTAGAAAGACACTATGAAGATTATATCAATATGATTTAAGGAGGTGATTACTTGGGAATATTTGATAGATTTAGAAATAAAACAGTAACAGTATCAAAGTATAAGATGATAACAGATGAAGGTGATGGCTTTTATGCGTGGAATGGTAACTTATATCAATCCGATATTGTAAGAGCAGCAATAAGACCAAAATCAAGGGCGATAGGCAAGGCAATAGGTAAACATATTAGGAATAGCCCTGATGGAATGAAAATCAACCCTGATGTGTATATGAGATTTCTATTAGAAGAACCGAATCCATATATGACAGGACAAATGCTACAAGAAAAACTAATAACTCAATTAGAGTTAAACAATAATGCCTTTGCCTATATAAATAGAGATGAAAATGGTTATCCTATTGAGATTTATCCTATAACAGCAACTTATGTAGATGCGGTACAAAATAACCAAGGAGAATTATTCCTTGTGTTTATTCTAAAAAGTGGCAAAACAGTAACATTTCGATATACAGATGTAATTCATCTTAGAAAAGATTTTAATAATAATGAAATATTTGGAGATAGTCCAGCTAAAGCATTAATGCCGCTTATGGAAATTGTAAATACCACTGACCAAGGCATTGTTAAGGCAATAAGAAACTCTAACATAATAAGATGGCTACTTAAATTCAATCAGTCTCTAAGGCCAGAGGACTTGAAGAAACAAACTAAGCAATTCATAGATGATTATATGAATATTGAAAGTGATACTGTAGGTGCTGCTGCTACTGATGCAAAAGCAGAAGCTAAGCAAGTAGAGCCTAAAGACTATGTACCTAATGCAGTGCAAATGGATAAGACCACTCAAAGGATATTATCATTCTTTAATACCAATGAGGATATAGTCCAGGGCAAATATGATGAAAATAAATGGATCTCTTATTATGAAAGTTCAATAGAACCTGACATAATTCAGCTTAGTGGAGAATATACAAGAAAGTTATTCTCAAGAAGGGAGAGAGGGTTTGGCAACAAAATAATATTTGAAAGTTCTAATTTAAACTTTGCTAGCATGCAAACTAAATTAAATTTAGTTCAATATGTAGACAGAGGAATAATGTCTCCTAATGAAGTAAGAGCAATACTTAATTTGGCACCAAGGGAAGGTGGAGACCAATATGTATTAAGGAAGGATACTGGTATAGTTGGAGGAGGTGATTAGGTGAGAGAAGTAAATGAAGTTAAATCAGTAACGCAAAAACAAATAGATGAAATATTATTCAATTCAGAGATGAAAGAATTTCATAGAATATTCGGCAAGCAATGCATTGTAGTAGCGCTTTTACCTAATGGCTTTACTATAGTAGGGGAGTCAGCTTGCGTAGACCCTAACAATTATGACGAAACAATAGGCTATGATTTGGCGGTGAAAGACATCGAAAAACAGCTATGGATGTTGGAAGGTTACCTATTGCAGAACAAGGAGGTGATTAGGTGAAGGTAAATATAAAAGGTCCTATAATATCAAATAGCGAAGCTTGGATCTATGAATGGTTTGGGATTGAAGCCACAAGCCCTAATTCAGTAAACAAAGTGTTGGAATCTGCAAAAGGTGAAGATGTTGAAGTGGAAATAAATTCAGGTGGCGGAAGTGTATTTGCTGGAAGTGAAATATATACTGCTTTAAAATCCTATCAAGGCAATGTTACTGTAAGGATTGTAGGATTAGCCGCAAGTGCTGCAAGTGTAATAGCAATGGCTGGTAAAAAGATTATAATGTCTCCTACAGCACAAATGATGGTTCATAATGTATCTTCTTATGCAGAAGGTGATTATAGAAGCATGGAGCATACAGCCGAAGTATTAAAAAGTGCTAATAATACTATTGCCAATGCTTACAGGATAAAAACAGGCAAAACACAAGAAGAATTACTTAGTTTAATGGATAGTGAAACATGGATGACAGCAGAGAAAGCTAAGGAATTAGGATTTATAGATGAGGTAATGTTTGAAAATGATATACAGTTAGTAGCGAGTACAGATTATTCAGGCATGTTGCCACTAGAAGTAATAAATAAAATAAGAAACACAATTAAGAATCCGATTAATTCAGAAAAGAATGAGTCGGATATTTTAATGGCAAAATTTAATTATTTAAAATTGAAGGGAGATGTTAAGCATGAAGTATAACGAATATTTAGAACAAAGAAATGCATTAATGACAGAGGTAGAAAATCTAATCAATGAAGGTAAAATTGAAGATTCCAATGCAAAGATGGAAGAAGTAAAAGCATTAGATAACAAGTTTGAAGAAATTAAGTTAGCAAATGCTAATTTAAACGCATTGAAGGACAACAACAAGGTATTAGACTTAGAAAATAAAACAGTAAAAGTAGAGGGGGTAAAAGTAGTGGATAATATTTTAGAAAACAAAGTAGTAAATGAAAGCAAAGTATACGAAAATGCATGGGCAAAATATATACAAGGTAACAAGCTAGAAGGAAATGAGTTAGAAGTATTTAACAAGGTAAATAAAGAGTTTAACAATGCTTATACTCACACAACAGTTAACACACCAACATTAATACCTGATACTGTGGTAGCTGGAATTTGGGCAAGAGCAGAAGAAATGTATCCTTTGTTAGCAGATGTTAAGAAATACAATGTTAGAGGTACATTAACTATTAACAAGCATACTGCAATAGCAGAAGGAGATGCAGCTTGGTATGATGAAGCAACAGCAACAGCAGATGAAAAGAATGTATTTGGGCAACTTCAATTAACAGGATGTGAACTTGCTAAAGCTATCACTGTGACTTGGAAAATGAGAGCAATGGCAGTAGAAGAATTTATTCCATACATCAAGAACGAACTAGGCAAGAGAGTAGGGGTAGCACTAGGAACCGCAGTGCCTACAGGTAAAGGCAAGCCAGGCGAAAGTGATACATTCTTACCTGAACCATTAGGAATAGAAACTGCATTATTAGCAGAAACAGACACTCCACAAGTAGTGACTTATGACTTTGACAATGTAACTACAGCAGTGCCACTAACTTACGCAAAGATAACTGAAGCTATTAGTAAAGTACATTCTTCTTACTTAAATGGTTGTGCTTTCTATGCTAATAACTCTACAATTTGGACACAACTTGCTAACATAACAGATGAAAATGGTAGACCAATATTTATTCCAGATACTACAGCGGGTGGAGTAGGCAGGATGTTAGGTTTTGTAGTTAAAGCAGATGCGGGAGTAACAGCAAATAATATAATCTTTGGTAACCCTGGGGAAGCATATATCATGAACACCAATGAGCCAATGAGTATTGCAACAGAAGAACACGTAAAAGCTAGAACTGTAGACTATGCAGCATACACTATCGTAGATGGAGCACCTTTAGATACTAAAGCCTTTGCATTAATTCAAGAAGTAGTAGTGGCTGGATAAGATGTATAAGGTAATTAGAGAATTTCACGATAAGTATAACTTAAAAATAGTCTACAAAGTCGGAGATGAATTTTCTTCTAATGAGCCTGATAGGATAAAAGATTTAATTGATAGAGGATTGATTGAGGGTGACAAGCCCTTTTTTAACTCTATGACGAAAAAAGAGATTATGAAGGTATTGGAAGAAAGAAGTATAGAATACGATATGAAAGCAAGGAAAGATGATTTAATTGAACTGCTACAAGGCGGTGATTAGATGTTAAACGATATTAAAGATGCACTAAGAATTAATGGAGAAGATTTAAACAATGAAATTCTAGACTTAATTGGAAGTGCTAAAGCGGATTTAATATTATCAGGAGTTAATAAAGATAAAGTTATAGACACAGACCCATTAATTAAAAGAGCGGTAATACTTTATTGTAAAGCTAATTTTGGCTATGATGATGTAAAACTATCAGAGAGATTCGAACAGTCTTATATAAGTCTAAAACACCATTTAACACTATCGACTGAATATACAGTAGGTGATGTAATATGAGAGATTATAGACATAAGATAGACTTCTTACACTTAGTAAAAAAAAGAGATGAATTCGGAGAGTATATTGAAGATTGGGAAGTGTTCAAAGGCGGAATATGGGCGAGTAAAGACCCTTTATTAGGCAATGAATATTTTACAGCTTTGACTACAGATACAAAGGTAGAAGTAAAGTTTAATATGAGATATGTAGAAGGGATTACAAACTTAATGAGAATAAAACATAATGACGAAATATACGAGATACTATCCGCTATTAATGTAAAAAGTTTAAATAGAGAACTGCTTTGCTATTGTAGGTTGGTGAAATAAGATGAGTAAAAATAAAAAAACTAAATGGTATTGTGCCGATTGTGAGTATACAGAGATAAATAATAAGCAAATGGATGGCCTTCGTTGTCCTAAGTGTAATAGTAAGTTTTTTATTGGTAAGTTGGTGAAATAATTGGCTAAGGTAAGATTTAAAGTTGAGGGCATGAGAGAATTAGAACGTAGCCTTAAACAACTAGGTAAGGTACCTCAAAAACACGTAACAGCGAGTGCTAGAAAAGGTATGAACATAGCCTTAAAACAATCTAAAGCTAATGCGCCTGTTGATACTGGGATGCTTAAAAAGGGAATTGTGTCTAAAGGTGAAAGGTCAAGACAGAAAGGCAAGAAAGTATATAGAATAATGTTTGACTCTAGAATGAATGACATATTCCAAAAACCTAACAAGGAAGGCAAAATCACAGGCTATTATCCAATTTCACAAGAATATGGGTTCTTTGCTAAGAATGGTAGGTATATACCAGGTTATCGTTTTATAAGTGATAGTTTGACCGACAATGTAAATAAAATAGAAAAAACAATAGTAAGCGAAATGCAAAAGAAAATTGATGCTGAAATAGCGAAAGCGGGGTTGAGATAAATGGATAAAGAAACTGTAAAAAAGATACTGAATGATTTTATTGATTCTGTAGATGAAATACAAGATTTTTCTATAGCAAATGAAGTAGAAGAAATAGATAGGTCTACATTAGATGGAGAAAACATAATCAGAGTACCGACAGGCTTAACTAATATTTATATAACCACTTTTAAGGAGCTAAAATAATGGAATCTGCATTAAGGCAAGAATTAGAAACCAAAATTGAAGAGTTAAAACCAACCATAAATGATGATGGAACAGAGATAGGCTATGTATTCCCCACAAACGCACCAGAAGGGGTTACAAGACCTTATCTAGTTTACACGCGTATTAGCACCAAGAAGATAAAAACTCTCGAAGGAATGACGGGTAAAGAGTATCTTTCCTTCATGTTTAGCATTATGGCTACACGTTACGGAGATATGAAAAGAATTACTAAAAAAGTTGAAAAGTTATTAGAATCATTACCACATACCGCTATAAGTGGTTTTTTTATTGAAGATTTAGACATAAATAATATTCATGAAGTTTACGAACATGAATTAAAAGTAAATAGAGGGATAATAGATTTTACAATATATTTTGAGGAGGTAGAATGATGGGTGAAGCAACTAGAGCATTAGGAACGAAGTTGAGCAAAGGTGAAAAAGATATTTCTGGACTAACTTCCATTGGCGGAATAGAAATTACAGCCGACACCATAGATACAACTACTTTAGACAGTGATGGAGGATATAAAGAATCTATAGGTGGATTTAAAGATGCTGGTGAGGTTCCAATAGAAGGTTTTTTTAATCCTGACACAGAATCTGGGCAAGTAGCATTGCAGGATGCTTTAGATAGTGGATTAGCAGAAGATTATAAAATAACATTTCCTACCACACCACAAGCCGAATGGGCTTTTAAAGGGGTTGTAACAGGGTTTAAAGTAGGAGATGTAGATGTAGATGGGACTATAGGGTTTGGGGCTACAATAAAAGTATCAGGTAAACCAGTTTTAACAGTAACTACAGTATAGGGCTAGGATTATTCTTAGCCTTATTTTTATATAGGGGGATTTAATATGGCTAAAAAGCTATTATTACCTATAGTGAAATTACTAAACAAAATACTATTTAAGATAAATAAAAAACTGAAGGAGAGGTATAAATGAGTTATTATCCAATACAATTAGACAAAATTAGAAACTTAAAATATGGAATGGTAGCAATAGACCTGATTGAAAAGAAGTATAAGAAACCAATTATGGAAATAGAATCAATGCAGAATGGTAAATTGACAATGGAAGAATATGCATACGTTATATGGGCAGGGTTAGTACACGAAGATAAAAACCTTACACCTAAAAAGGTAATGGAATTAATAGATGAACATTCATCATTATTGGCGGTTACAAAAGAGTTCTGGAATGCTTTTAATGCAGTATTTACAGATGGTGAAGCCGAAGAAGTAGAGGAAGAAGGAAAAAACGAATAGAAGGTAGTGAGGTAGAGCCTTTTACAATTAAAAGTGCTATGAAACTTGCTGCCGAAATAGAATTACCGTTCTCGGAATTTTGGGAACTGACACCTTATGAATTTAATTTAAAAGTAGAAAGCTACTACAATAAAAAGGAAGAAAACTTCAAAGAAAAAATTACATTGGAGTATTGGAACGCAATGTGGACTATACAGTGGCTAGGAAAGAAATCAGACCGTCCAAAACCACTTAATGAAATATTGGATAATTTATATAAAGAAAATAAAGTCATGACAGATAAGCAAATGCTAAATCAAGTTATGGCATTAAATAGATTATTTGGTGGAGTTGTAGAACAAAAATAATCATCCTTGCAATCTTTGGCAATAATATATATTATAAAGGTAATATGTGCCAAGGGGGTATGATTATGGGATTGTATGGTTCACCGGATTTATCAAAAAAATATGGAGATATAGAAGAATACGAAAAACAGAAGAAGAAAAAGAGTATCAAAATAAGTATACAAGCTATTGTGTTAGTAGTGATGTATTTAATTTTAATAATTAACAATGATAATAAAATAGTAATGACAGCATCTTATGTCGGAGTACTATCAATGGTGTACTTTATAATTAATTTTATAATGATGATTTATAAACTAATAAAGAAACAAAGTGTAAACAAAGAAGTGATAAAAATATTAATATGTATAGCACTTTTTATAATAAGTGGCTTACTGATTTAGGCATCTACTAAAGTAGGTGCTTTTATTATGCCAAAAAGGCAGGTGAGAAAATGGCAAAAAATAATTTTATAGTTCGCGGTGGATTAGATGTAAGTAACATTAGTAAAGGATTAAAAGATACTGAAAAGCAGTTTAAGGGGTTTGAAGGTAGGATTAATAAGGCTTTCTCAGGTATAGCCGGAGGAATGGGGTTAAACTTAGGCAAGTTAAGTAAATTTGCATTAATCGGAATGGCTGCAAAGGAATTATATAAATTTGGCAAGGCATCTATAGAAGTAGCATCTGATTTAGTAGAAGTTCAAAACGTAGTTGATGTTACGTTTGGGTCTATGTCTCAGGAAGTAAATGATTTCGCTAGTAATTCTATAAAACAATTTGGGCTTAGTGAATTGGCGGCTAAAAAATATTCATCCACAATGGGTGCAATGTTAAAATCTAGCGGTATAAGAGGAAATGCAGTTACAGAGATGTCTATAGATTTAGCCAAGCTATCAACTGATATGGCAAGTTTCTATAATTTAAGCAACGATGTAGCATTTGAAAAGATTATGTCAGGTATGTCAGGTATGACACAACCTCTTAAAGAACTTGGTATCAATATGAATATCGCAAACCTTGAAAACTATGCAATGGCACAAGGGATTAGAAAGTCTTGGCAAGAAATGAATCAAGCAGAGCAGACAATGTTAAGATATAACTATTTGTTAAGTGTAACAGGCGATGCACAAGGTGACTTTGCTCGTAATAGTGGAAGCTGGGCTAATCAAGTCAAAATACTAAAAGAACAATGGCAAGAGTTTATGAGTCTAATAGGTAAGGCTTTAATAGAAATCCTATTACCTATTGTAAAAATAATAAATAAGGTATTAGAGGGATTAATCAATGTAACAAAAGAAATCGGTAAAATTTACACAATGATTACTGGCAAAGAGGTTGCAGTCGAAACAAATAACAATATAGGTGATGCGGCAATTGATGCAGCTGAGGGAGAAGAAGAATTAGCGGATGGAATTAAAAAGGCTGGAAAAGCAGCTAAAGGAGCTATAGCGTCATTTGATGAAATAAATCAGTTGCAAGATTCAATGGGGAACAGTGGAGGAGCTTTAGGGAATGCATTAGGAGCGATAGCTGGTGAATTCAATACTTCTATGTCTACTGTGCAAGTTGACAATGGATTAGAGGAATCAAAGTCAAAGTGGGAGAAATTCTTCATTTGGTTTGGTGATAAGTGGAATAGATTAGGACAAACTATGTCAGTGCCTTTAATGGTGCCAGCACCAATATTTGCAACTATACCAAGTCCTATATATAGACCTAACTGGGGGTTAACTCCTCCATTAATACCAAAGCCATTGTTTCAACCTATACCTAATCCAGTATACAATCCTAATTGGAATTTAGAATTACCTCCAATTCCACAAGTTGTGTTTAAGCCTATTGAATATACTGCATATGATTTTTCATTAGAAAACATAAAAACAAAAACATCAGAAGGATTAATTTGGTTGCAAGCAAAATATGGCGAGTTTTCAACTCAACTTAATCTAGGGTTAAGTAGTGCGTGGAACTCAATAGAAACGAACTACAATACACACAAAGAAAATATGGGAGTTATTGCAGCAGGCATATCGACAGTATTAGTCGCTAACATCAATCAAGGTTTGTCTAAACTGGGGATAAACACCAATCTTACAATAACTACTACACAAAACAATTGGCAGACTTGGGGTAGAAACCTTGGAGGAATAGCAATAGAAACTGCAAAAGCATTTTCTGCAAATATAGCTTCAGGATTTAAAACAACAGCATCTAATACAATCGCATTTGCTAATAATCAGCTAGAAAACTTAAAGTCATGGGGTAGTAGTGTATTAGAAATTGCAGCAGAGACTTCAAAAGGGTTTGTTGAAAATATGGTTAGTGGATTTGCAACGGTATGGAATAATTTCAAAAGCTTAATGTCGGCTATCGGAGAAAAAATATCTGGTACTTTTAAAGCTAATAAGGAAGTAATAGTAACAACTGCTATTATAGGTGGTGTTGTTTTAGCGGGGGCAGGACTTGCCTTAGCAGCACCGGCAGCAATACCTTATGTAGCTAGTGCGTTAGGAGGATTAGCTGCAATCCCAGCTCTTGCAAAAGGTGGAATAACTAATGGTCCTATGTTAGCAATGATAGGTGATAACCCTGGTGGTAAAGAGGTAGTATCACCTTTAGATGATTTAAAAGGCATGATAGTAGAAGCGGTAGGGACTGCTATACTAGGTACAAGTCAATTTAACTCTAATAGTAATGGTGGAGATATTATCCTTCAAGTAGATGGTACTACATTTGCAAGAATAATAAATCCTTATAATGCTAAAGAAAATGAACGTATAGGAAACAATGTAGTGATTCAAACAACATAGGAGGTGTAGGTATGATTAAAATAGATGGAGTAGTCATTCCTACTCCTAGTGATTATATAGTTGGCATCATGGATTTATCTAAGGCTGAAAGAAATGCAAGAGGTACAATGATAATTGAAAGAGTGACGACTAAAAGGAAGTTAGAATTAGCCTGGAAGTACCTATCTAAAGTACAATTAAGCGACTTATTCAATAGAGTTAGTCCTGTATTTTTTGAAGTAGAATATATAGATCCTCAAGACAACGGAATAAAATCAGGTACTTTTTATGCTGGAGACAGAAAAGCTGGAGCAATAGATTTTATAAATGGAAACATAAGATATAAAGATATATCGGTTAATTTAATTGAAAGGTAGGTGTGTATATGAGAGAAGTAAGTAATGAATATAAACAAGCTATATATGCACCTATACGAACTACTAAAGGTAGAGTAACCTTTGATATATCGGATGTAACTGCTAGAGGTGATGTTAACGATATATCTACCACTACAGAATCAATAATAAGTAATAAACAACAGTTAATTAATAAAAAAAGAGAACAAAGTCTTAATTTAGCAACATGGGAGCCTAACAGATTTAAACTTGATGGTAGCTTTGTATTCCCGGATGATGCTATAGGAAACAATGGAGAATTAGGGTTTGTAAGCGATAATCTATGTAATGAGAATGGAATATTTGAGTTAGAACCTACACTTATATTTACCTTTGGTGGTCCTCATTCAAGTATGGGTATTACTCTTACATTTGATGTGTTAAATGACGAATATGCAACAGAGTTTATTATTAATGCTTATGATAGCTCAAATAATTTAGTATTGTCAGAGCATGTTGTAGACAATGATTTAGTTCAAGTAGCTACAATAGGGCAATTTTATCAATATAAGAAAATAGAAGTTATTATTAAGAAGTGGTCTAAGCCTTATAGAAGAGCTAGGGTTGTAGAGGTTGATTTTGGGATAGTAAAGATATATACAGATAATAACTTAATAAAAATGGATTTGGTTGATGAAATGGATATTATAACAAAAACATTGCCTTCAGCAGAGTTTAAGTTTACTGCAGATAATGCAAATAAAGATTTTAATATACTTAATCCTGACGGATTTCACAAATTTCTTCAACAAAGGCAGAATGTAGTTCCTGAAATAGGTGTTTTGGTTGGAACAACTACAGAGTATATTCAACTAGGTAACTTCTACCTCATGGAATGGACAAGTGATGAAGGGAGTTTAACTGCTACATTTACAGCTAGAAACATTATAGACTTAATGAGTAGTTTTGATTATGAAAACTTAGTAGCAAAGAGTAACTATACACTATATCAAATGGCAGCTGACATATTTAATATATGTGGAATTACCAATTATGAAATAGATCTATCATTACAAAATATACAAACTAAAGGTTTGGTAAAGAAAACTAACTGTAGAAATGTACTGCAAATGATAGCAGTAGCTGGAATGTGTAATGTATATGTAACCCGGGATGATAATCTAATTTTAAAACAGTTATCATTCGGAAGTCCGGTAGACATTATAAGTATGGATAATATGTACAATGAACCTCAGATAGAACTTGATAAAATAGTTAAGGGTGTAGAGGTAGCTTATTATAGTGACATAAATACTAAGCAAGATGTGATTATAAATAATGCAGATAAGGGCGAGGTAATCAAAGTTGATAATGCATTAATCAATACTCAAGCACAGGCTACAAATGTAGCGAACTGGATACTAAATCAAAGAAACTATAGAGCAATATACACAGCTAATTGGAGAGGTAATCCAGCTCATGAGCTTAGTGATATTGTGACAATGGAAGATGCTTATAATCAGAATAGAGATGCTATAATCACTAAAATAGAATTAACTTATCAGGGATATTTAGAAGGTAAAACAGAGGCTAGGGGGTTGATTCTTAATGCTGATTAATCCTAAAACTAATTGGACAAGTAATGACTTCTACAATTTTGGAGATTTAAATAAGGTTGAGGTTAATATACAGATTGTAGCTAATTACCTTGAAAGTATAGGCTATAGCATCCCTTTAGAAGAGGTTGTAACCAATAGGGATATGTTTGATATAGATTTTATAAGCTCAATAAATAGGGTTGAAAGAAACCTAGATAGTATTAAATCTAATATGATAACTCCACCTAGTTATGAGGAAATGAAAGTTTGGACTAACAAGATGGGGTTTGATTTTAATGATGCCAACAGATATGAGAAGAATCTATTACTATTGCATAAATGGGCTCAACTTATTTATGAAAGTTATAAATATTGTGGTGAGTTTATTTGTGGAGAGGAAGTGATTTAATGGCTTATGAACCAACAATTTGGAAGGATAGAGCAGTAGAAAAACCTAAAACATATACGATACAAGACAATGGAGACGGAACTGTAACATTAATTCCTATGCCTGGGATTGTAACGGAAGAAGGCACTCCTGTTAATGCAAATAATTTGAATAAATTAGAGCAAGGTCTTAAGTCGCATGAGGCAGATTATGCGGCACACTGGAATAAAATAGACGAGGTAATACTATCCGCAGATGCAGTTCAGGTAGATTTAAACATGCCTAGTGATTACGATGAATTTAGAATAATATGTTCAAATTTAAAAGGTACTCACGCTAGTTTAAATGGTGCATTAATATTAAAAATCAATCAAAATGGAGTGGTAAAAGGCTATAAATCTACATCTGCCGGTGGTAATAGTGCAATCACCCAATTTAAAATGGATGATGTATTAGCCTCGCCTTCGTATACTAAAAATTCTCGGGTTAATTTGTTAGTATTTAACTCAAAAGATAATCTAGGGACTTTTGTCGATTGTGTTACAAGTATCGGAGCTTTACAAACTTTTAATAAGTATTATGCTCTTTCAAATTCATACGAAAAGATAAGCACAATTACTTTATTATCTGAACCATCTTATATACCTATTGTGGCAGGAGCAACTTTTGAGATATGGGGGCGAAAATATGAGTAATTATATAATAGATGAACAAGGCAAGAAAGAAGTTGAAGGTAATTTTGAAATCCTGTATGTAGGAAATGAATCGGCAGGATATAAGACACAAAGAGAATTAGAAGAACAACAAAAGTTGGAAGAAGATTTGTTCAACAGTATCCTTCCATCGGAAAAAGAAATCTTAATGGCAGAAATAGAACTTAACATTATTAATTTATTATTAGAAATGGAGGTAATTTAGTATGAACATTATACAGAACAGATTAGTTGATTCTTATGTAGTATTGGTACTTGCAAATATGGTTGATGAAACAAAAGGCATGCCTATCGCGGATGTACCTGAATACAAGAGGATAGGTATAGTTGATTATCCTATTAGAAGTGAAGTTGAAATTATTGTAGCAGAGAAGACTATTGAAGCGTTTAGTTAATGAACAATAGGTTTCTTATATGTAGTAATTGAATTTAGTTTAACACCTAGGAGGGTGTTTTTTTAATGCCCTTCTGGATAAATTGACGGAGGTGGAATATGACAAATGATATTATAGTAGCGATAATTGCACTATTAGGGACAGCTTTGGGGACAGGTGGAGGTATTCTAGCCTCTAGCAAGTTAACAAGTTTTAGACTAAAGAAGCTTGAAGATAAAGTTGATAAGCACAATAGTGTTATTGAAAGAACGTATATTTTAGAAGAAAAAATGAAAGTCGCTAATCATAGAATAGAAGATTTAGAAGAAGCCACAAAGGAGGTAAGAAAATGATTATTGATATATCACATCATCAAGATCCAAAAAGTATGAATTATGATAAGTTGGCCAAACAAGTTGACCTTGCAATCATCCGTACCCAATATGGCAGTAGAACATTAGACAGGCATTACAAAACTCATCATAGAGAGTTCCAAAAGAGAGGTGTTCCTACTGCATGTTATGCTTGGGTTCGTGGAGTATCCCTCAATGATATGAGGGTAGAGGCTAGAGATTTTTACAACAGGACTAAAGATCTAAACCCATGCTTTTGGTTTTTGGACGTAGAAGAAAAAAGCATGGGCAACATGAGAGCTGGAATATCCGCTTATGTGGACGAGCTCAGAAAACTTGGAGCAAAGAAGATAGGCATATATATAGCACATCACCTCTACAAGCAGTTCAATTTGAATTTATCAGAAGTGGATGCAGTATGGATCCCTAGATACGGAACCAACAATGGAAAACCACAAACAAAACCAGCGTATCCATGTGATATATGGCAATATACTTCCGTTGGTAGATTGCCTGGATATTCTGGAAACCTAGATCTAAATAAACTCACAGGAACAAAACCTTTGGAGTTCTTTACAGGGAAAGAAAAGAGGACAAGTACCGTGGATGTGCTAGTAAATGGCAAAAACATAAAGCTAAAAGGGTACTTAAAAAATGGAACAAATTATATGAAAGTTGGAGATCTAGATGTACCACTTCGAGATGTAGCGGAACTTTTAGGCTTTAAGGTCGGCTGGAATGACAAAACAAAGCAGGTGACCATAGATGGATAATATTAGCGAAAAGGATTTACAAGAACTACTAAAATTAAAGAAAAAACAAAAGAAAAAGGGTAGGTTCTCGAAGTTCGTAGTAACACTAGTAATTTTATTAAATGCAATCTTCACAACAGCGGTCTTATATATCTACCTGCAAGTAGGAAGTGAACCAGTAACACTTATAGGGGCCTGGTTTGCATTTACTACGGGGGAACTTTGGATGTTATCTAGTATAAAAAAGAAGAAAGTGAGGAATGAAGATGAATATAGAGATAATTATTAAAGTGGTGATACCTATTTTGGGTGCTATTATAACGTATATATTAGTGCCTTTAATTTTGCAAAAAACCACAAAAGAACAGAGAAATAATATTTATTTCTGGGTTAAAATAGCAGTAGGGGCGGCTGAACAAATATACGCAGAAAAAGGACAAGGGAAACTTAAAAAAGAATATGTTGTAGATTTTCTAACGTCTAAGGGAATAAATATAACTATACAGGAGTTGGATGTACTTATAGAGGCAGCAGTGAAGGAGTTAAATTTGATACAGCAAAATAATCCTCCTAAAGATGCCCTGGTGTGA